TGGCATTGTTGTAGTGGTTTAATGCTGCTTACCGTTGCCCTTTCTATTAGCAACCATCTTGAACGTGCCATTTCTCGGCTCTATTTGCTCACAGAAGCTGGAGTCTATCTAGAGTTGGAGAATGGTTTACCAATTGAGACGGAGCTTTAATGGCGCAAGTACGAAGGGGCGGTGAACAGTTTGAGACCACCATCGAAGCTGATCATCGCGGGCAGCTAATTCAGAAAGGGCCTGACAGTGGCATGGTTGATGCTTTCGGGCGTCAGCGCTTTAGCGAGCCCTTCACCCTGTTTGACTCCATGCTGCGCTATTCCAGGCGTACGGATCAATGGGACGAAGCAGTGGTGGGCTCAGGCTCGACAAACTATTTGGTCAATGAAAGCTCGCTTGAGCTGAAAACCACTGTTGCTTCGGGCGACACTGCATTGCGCCGCACTCGTAAGCACTTCCCCTACCAGCCTGGCAAGTCGATCATGGTGCTTGCCAGTTTTGTCGGTAACACGCCTATGGCTGGCCTTGTGCAGGAAGTGGGCTACTTTGATGATGACAATGGCGTCATCCTCAGAGCCAATGGAGAGCAAATTGAGCTTGTCGTGAGAAGCTTTACGACGGGCTCTGCTCAGGAGACAGTGGTGCCGCAAAGCGCCTGGAACATCGATGCGCTTCCTAGCTTTGACTTTTCCAAGGCCAACATTCTCATTGCCGACTTGGAATGGTTGGGTGTTGGCAGAGTGCGGATGGGCTTTGTCATTGATGGGGAAATCATTTATTGCCACGAATTCAACCACGCCAATAACATCGATAGGGTCTATATGACTTCGGCCATTCTGCCGTTGTCCTATCGCATTTACAATTCTTCCTCCATTGCAGCCCCTGCTCGCCTCAAGCAAATTTGCTCGAGCGTAGTGAGTGAAGGTGGCTACCAGCCCACTGGCCCCATTTACATCGCGGGCAAAGGCGTTGCTGGCTTTGCTGCCATTTCTTCTGAAACCATGGTGGCGGCCATTCGCATGGCTAGCGGTCGCACTGACAACGTGATCATCCCTGCGCAAATTGATGTGAGTCTGGGCGGCAATCCTGCCTCTAACACTGTGGCACAATGGCGACTGCGCCTCAATCCTACGATTAGCGGCACTTGGCTGGATGCCGCCAATGGCAGAGGCAATGTGCAAACGATGAGCACTGGCACGTTCAGCGGGGGCACGGTCATTGGAGCAGGGCTTGTTGCTTCCAGGAGTGCCATTGAGTTTGATCCTGAAAGCGGCTTGGCTCTTTCGCTTGGGCAAACCATTGACGGCACCAGCGACGTGATTGCTCTCACCATTGAATGCAGCACTTCAGAAAATGCCACTGGCCTTTTGGGCTGGAGGGAAGTGGTATGATTCGACCATCCCTTTTGATTCCCCTCCATGGAATCTCACTACAAGCAGCAGCAATCTTTAATTAGCGAAGCGCTGTGCGAGCTGATGGCAGCGGAAGACGATTGCAGGATTGCGCACCAATCCATCATCGGGGCCATTGATGAGTGGTTGTCCTACCACGAAAGTGAAGCAAGGAAATGGCGGACGCTGCGGATTATGGTGCAAGGGCCTGAGATGCTATGACAATGAAGGATTTGTTAAATTCTGCTGAAATTCAAGAACTTCGGCAATCGTTTAATGTTTTCAGGCAGCAGCAACAAGCTGAAGACCAAGCATGGTGGGATAGTCTTGATTACGAACAACGCGCTCAAGCCTTTCGGCAAGTGTGCAGGCTGATGTATAGGGCGGAAGTGGAAGACAAAGGCACCTATCGCTGGGCCATTTATGACATCTTTGGCTTGGAATATGGCGATGGACTAGACCACTACATGGAGCTTCACAATCTCATTGGCCAGGGGCTGGACTACCGAGAGTCCAAGTGATGCGGAGTTCTGCGCCTAGGGCCTTAATGTCATCACTGGCATCGTCTGGCGCTTCGTGGATGATCATCACGCTAGGCACCACTGCATTAGGCAATGGCGTGACAGTGGCTTTAGGGAAAAGTTCCTGAGCCTTCGCTGCAAGGACCTCTGAGCGATGCTCTCGCTCTTCCGCTTCCCATTGCTCTACCAATGCCTTGGCTTGCTTGTCAACGGCTTGCAGCGTGGTTTCCGTTTTCCATTCCACCCACGCAGGACGGCACCATTCCAGCAGGCGCTTATACCACCATTTAGAAGCAATGGAAGGGCGTTGCTTGGCTAGCTCAAGAGCTAGCTCGTAGCACAGCGCAAGCAGCCATTCCCGCCAGTTCATTGGCTCTCTTGCCAAACACTCACAAACACTTTTCCTTGCCTGTAAAGCGGAAGGATCCGATGGATGAGGTCTGCGTTTCTAGCGCGGATGCAACCATGAGTTGCAAGAAGGCGCTGCTCAGGTGCCCATGCTCCAGGCCACCCCAATGCACTGCCTCCCCCATGGATGCCTATTCCCGCACGCCCTAGGCTTCTTTCTTGATCTTCCAGCTCGACCATGTCGTAAAACGCCCAACCATATGCCATGAGCGTGCGATCGTAGGGAGCCTTGTCGCCATGAAGAGCGTAATCGTTATAAAGCTGCCCCAGTACATACAGGCCCACGGGCGTATCCGACCTTCTAATCTTCCATTCAAAATCGCTGTACTGCCCGCGAGCCAAGCAAGGAATCTCCCACAAAAGTTTCCCTTCAAAAGAAAAGGCTTTCATGGTTTCGCTGGCATCATTCACGACAAGGTGAGAATCGCCTTGCTTAAAGCCAAAATCGTGAGGACGTTTCTTGGGGCCGATCATGGTAATTTTTGTGGATTCAGGAGCGTATTGCTTCATTAGCTTTGAAAGTTTTGCCGGATAGTCAGGGTCCGTCGCGTATTTCTGTTGATAAAGCATGCGGGCCGCAGCGTAGCGGTTGGGGGCGTTGTTGATGCCCTTGAAATGGCGATAGTCCTTGTACCAGCGAGAAATCAAGTATTCAATGCAAGCTTCGATGGAGGGAAAATCAATGAAGCCTGCCCGAATTGTCACCCACTGCCCATCGTAAAATTCTTTCGTTGAGACAGTTGACCCGTCGCCTTTTAGGCCGAGGATATTGTTTTTGCCAGAGAAATGCTTGCCAAAGCCACTCTCTAGACAACATTGAGCCGCAACAAGCTCTGGAAAGCGTGCCCCGCATTTGCGAGCAATGTCAAAGCATCGCCTCCAGAAGGCTTGTTCGGCAGTCATGCCTCAGCCCTTCACGCGGAAGACGGCTTTCAGGCCAGTAAGAAGGAGTTGGATGACGTTGTTGCTCTTATAGGGAGTGCGTTCAATGATTTGGTCTGCAGCGGCAATCACGATGCCACCAATCACGAACCATTCGATGGAGGTCATGGGAATAAAAGCGTTTGCTCAAGCCTAGCGTCTAATCTCCAGCGAGCGCACCCTGATTTCCAAGTCACGAATGTTATTGGTGAGAGTATCTAGCTTTTGAGCAATGTTCTCCACTTGCCCCGTAATGCGAGCTTGTTGCATGCCAATGTTAAGCATCATTCCGCCAGTGGCAAGAAGCATGCCAGCAGTGACAGTTACAGCCAGATCAGCGGCCTTTTCTTGCCAAGTTTTCATTGCCGCGATGATGCTTTTTCTATATTCTACATTCTCCCCTCCATCGTCTTCTGTGGTTTAAGCTAAAGACAAGCGAGCATTGTGATGCTATGCGGCAAGACAATGGACCAGAGAATTTGCTCTATTCTTTGTCTGTTTTACGCCCTGGAGAAGCCAAACGCCGCTTCCGCAAAAGCATCTTTGAAGACTATCCCCTGCGAGGCCCCTTTAACCATTGCGCCTGTGCTTATTGCGGGCGATGGAACGAAAAGCTGACCATTGACCATATTGTGCCCAAGAGCAAGGGAGGGCCGCACTTTGCGAAATGGAACAGCGCTCCTTCATGCCTTAGTTGCAATGCTGCCAAGAGCAATTTGCCACTGTTTGAATGGTGGCGTCCGCAGCAGTTCTGGAGCCAAGAGCGCGAAGATGCTTTGATGGCATGGATTTACGCCCATAGCTTTGTCAGCGCTCATACGGCCATTGGCGAATGGGAAGAATGGATGCACGAAACGCAGCGCATTGTGCCCATTCATGAAGTGCATGAAAAAGCGGCCCGAGTGTGGCCGCTCTCTTTGCAACTAGGGCTAGCCAGTTAAGCCACTGGCTGAAACATTTCCGAAGGGCCTTGTCTCACGGAAGGTAATGGGCAAAAGCCATCAGGGCAGCCGCTAATCATATAGTCATCGGGATCGTGGTTGGCAATGTAATCAGCCACTTCTTTACTGGCTTCCATTATTTTTCGCGCCTTTTCTTCTTCGCCTTCACGAATTTTAGCTAGACGGCTTAAATACCACTGAGCCTTCTTAAGGTCTTCAGCGCCGTTTTTATGCTGATAGCGCCACAAATATTTAATGCAATTACCCTTGAGAAAGCCCTTGAAACCTTCCAGGCTCATTGATGCCTCAATGGCCTCTATGCATTCGATGGGGCTGCAGGAATAATGAAAGGGAGAATTAACAGAGTCGTGCATGGTCAAAATTGGTAGTTGTTGGCAGCAAAGGCATCAAAAGCTTCAGAAGCCACTGGCCTTCCAAGGGCAAAAAGAGCATCGGCATAAGCGACAATTTCGCCTTGAGCGCTTTGCTTGTCTACCCTAAGGCTGATGAAATGAAGCAGGGCTTGCAGCGAGCAAGTCCAAACGAAAGAAGTGTACATGGCAGGAGGCAGCACGGCTCGAGCTTGCTCCTTACTCACTCCCATCGTCAGAAGGTCCTCATAGGCCGCCTTGGCCGCCCACAAGCCGCTTGCATAGGCAAGCCTGGCCCGTTCCTGCATTTCGTCGGCAAGGGGGCCTGCGGAGGCTTGTCGGTTGCTTTCGCTTTGTTGCAAGAAAAGGCTGGGCATGTAAAACTCAGCATCTTCAGCAGAACAATAGCGATAGCTTTTTTCGTTCCAACCCAATTGATCATCCACATAGGTGCAAGCCACAGTGTGCTTCCACCATTGCCTAGCGACAAACAACGGGGCCTTCACAAACCATTTGAACACCACTCCTCGAAAGGGGCTTGTATGGTGCTCACGAGCTAAATAGTTCAAGAGCTTAGCGTCTTTTTCGGACCAGTCGGCAGAAGCCTTTTCAAAGCTTTGCCGAGCATCATTGACCACGGACAAACTATTGCCCATGAAATCAAGCAGTCTCACCTCGCTGGTGCCGTCTTGAAGGGGATCGATGGAGGGAAGAAGCATTAGTCGCTCGAGGAAGAACTGAACATACAGCGCCAAGTAAAAGCAGTGAGCCACCACTGCCAAAAGGCGAGGGAGAACGATGGGAAAAAGAATGCGGCGCAAATGCTCAGTAGCCAGCCGTTAATAGCGGAAGCAATGGCAGCAGTGACGAACAAAACAAGAAGCTCGCCGTATTTCTCGGCAGTGGTCTTTTCAAGCCGTATCACGAGGGAAAACCGAACGCCTTGCAATTGTAGACAAGGCAGTGCTTTTCGGCAAGCCGTCCGTTTCTTTTCGGCTCTCCTCCATAGCCCTCGTTGGCGCCTGATTAGGCTTAAGAAAAGACTACGCAGAGACTGATGAAATTTTGCTTGCCGGTTGAGCTAACATTCAATAATCGTCCATTCCATGCGATTATGGGACCCTTTGAGCATTCAGCAGAAAGGGAATTTGCCCTGACAGTCAACAAAAGGGCCATTGACGACTGCACCGACTTGAAACAGCTCAAGGAAGTATCAAAGAACTTGCTGCAGGGATGGTGCTCCATGCAAACCGGCTTTCAAAGCTTGATGCTTGAGAACATTCAGCTTCGCCAGGCTATGGCACAGCGGGATAATGATCTGGCCGCTGCTGAGGAAATGCTTAACGAGGCCGCTGAAGTTGTGCAGCAATATGCCCAGCAATCATCGAAAGCCAGGCGGAGTCTTTGGCCATGGTAGAAGTGAGCAGAAAAATCGTCCAACCGCTCGTGTAGGCGAGATTATACTTGCGGCAATCTCGCTCATAGCCAGAGCCAGTGACGTGGCGGCCACGATTATAAACACCACCCTGTATTTCGACGCCAGTGCGAGAGTCGGGGTGAGCAAAGTCAAGGCGATACCTTTTTGAACGTTTACTGCGGGAATAGCGCTCTTGAAAATCTTTTTCCCAAGCTTCAATGTCGCTGTATTCTCGCTCTAGAGAAAGCTGAGGATAATGCGCCTGCCAGAGGCTCAGGAATTGATCTTCAAGAGCGCTCAAAGCTATACGGCAGCTAGCTGTACCCTAGCGCCTTGGTCTTGATAGTGTCCCTCGTAAGGCTTGTCAACAGTGCCACAGCGGAAGAAGACAACTTGCGCGATGCCTTCGTTGGCATAGAGCTTCAACGGGAAGGAAGTGGAATTCACTAAGCACATGGTCAAATAGCCAGTCCAGCCAGGTTCGATGGGAAGAATGTTGGCAATCAAGCCAATGCGCCCATAAGTGCTTTTGCCTTCGCACAAAGCAAACACATCGTTGGGCATAGTAAAGCGCTCTACGCTCACGCCAAGCCCGAAGCTATGGGGAGGGAGGATGTACCAAGACTCTCCGTCGCCATGATTCAACACAGCTTCGTAAGGCTGGCAATCGAGCATTTTAGGGTCGAGAATAGGACGATCTGCAGCCCTATATTCTTTCCCATTGAACACCAAAAACTGCTTGTCCGAAAGCCGAATGTCATAACCAGCTTGCGAAAGCCCGTAGGAAATGGCCTTGATACCATTGTCAAGCCTGCGCCGCTTTTCACCCACATAGGGCATGAGCAAGTCGTTTTCGGCAAGTTTGCTGATTTCTTTGTCAGTGAGAAGCATGGTTTTAATGAAAGGAAAGAAAGGGGCCGAAGCCCCTTGTGATCATTTGCCAGCGTCCAGCGTAGGCACTGGCATGCCGCCTTCCGTGGGAACGAAAATGGTACGATTACCTTTTTCGCTGCCTTCTTGAAGGCCAGTGATGTAGAGGTATTGCAAATAGCGAGGATTGTCTTTAAGACTGTCTCCGATAATGCGATTAGCCTCAGCAACGCCTTTGGCTCGTTCAACTTCAGCCTCTGCAAGCCTGGATGCAGAATCCATTTTTGCTTGAGCTTCGAGAACGGCCACTTGCCGCGTATATTCAGCTTTCTGAAGTTCAGCCTTGCCATTAAGGCTTTGACTCCACACGTTGTACTGAGGACCGCCAATTAAAAAGAAGGCGACCAATACAACTCCCGTGACAGTAACTACTGCCATAACAGGGAATTCGTTGTTGTAACGCATGATCAGAACAGATCGTCAGAACTGCCCATATTCGTCCACACCGAAGCGTAGCCTTTAGGGGCGTCGCGATCAGCGCCTTTCACTTTGACGCTGCCCGTGTAGCCAGGGGCGCGGTCAGAAGTGCGACGAGTGTTTTCCCAAACGGCAAGGTCAAGGGAATAGTTGCCGCGATCGTTGGGACCAGCAGCCTTCAGTGCATTGAGCACGTCGGGGGTGAGGTCGATTGCAGCAGTGATAGGAGGCTTTCCAGCCATGGTGTTTCTCCGAGGGAGTGATGGTACAGCCCGTTGTGGGCTCGCCAATCTTACCCCTTATCGGTCGTTAGCGCAAATGCTCGCCCGCCTGGGTAGTGATCATTGAAATATCTCTTTACAGTGTCCGCCATGATACGCTGCTGCGCTATCAGTTCAAAGCCGTCAAGGTGGACAAGCTGAAGCAGGCTCTTGCCATTCTCTTCCTCTGGGTCAAAACAGGAAATGACGCACCAAGCCTCGTCGATGGAGGTGTCGTACATTTGTTCTGCTGCCATTGAATAGGCCCCGAGCTGCCGCTTGTAATCGGCTAGCTGGTAGTCAGGCTTCTCTTTGAAGCTCGTCTTCCAATCAATGAGAGCAATGCGACCATCACCCATTTTTGCGACCATATCGAGCGTGCCGCTATAGCCAATTTTTTCATCAAGATCGAACCAGGCCACTGCGCTTTCAACCAGAACAGGCTCTGCAATGTGCTCCAAGAATGGATCGACTGTCTGAAAATAAACAGCCCATTCTGGCGCCTTGTCTAAATGATGCTCAATATCTTCTCCATTGAACCAATCTTCAATCACGCCATGGAGCCAAGTGCCGCGATTAGCAGCAAGACGAGTGCGTCTATTAGCTTCATCGTTCCCTACGCGCTTCCGCCAATTCATGATGGCCATGATTTTTGCCACTGGTGCCATGGAAGACAGAACAGTGGTAACGGAAGGAAGGAGCATACCCTCTGGCACATTTGGAAAGCCCAAGCATTGATAATGCCTCTTTCCATTGAGGCTGATGCGGTTGGGCTCAAAGCGCTCAAATGAGGGCATGATTTTCTCGAGAGCAAGGTCGTAGCAAGCCACTATGGCCCCTATCGACTAGGAATGCAATAGCCTCCTGAACTGTAGTAGCCAAGCGGGCAAGAGCCATTCTTGACAATTGGCTGATTGCAGGCCATCACTGGCGAAGCAAGAAGGACGATGGAGAAAAGCGAAAGGAAAATAGTCATCGTAAAAGATCGTAGGAATCAACAATTGCGCCAGTGTCGCGGTCCCAGCAGGTGTGGCAGTCGGGGCATTGATAGGCAATGCAACGATCTTGCTGCCAGGAGCTAATGGCAATCACTCGTGAGAACCATTTGCTATTTCCGAATAACGAACGGCTTTTTTCTGGAATGGGCTTGTCATGCCAGAGTGTCCCGCACTCGGGACAGTGGGAAATGTCAGAGAAGGAGCGAGGTTTGGGCAGGCTGATCATAATCTTCAGAGAGAGGGGCACCTTCAGCATCAAGGGCAACTGCGCCCGCGAAAACTCTCGCGAGCGCTGCTGCTGCCCTGTCTACTTTTTTGCCTCCACATAGGCCCTCACTGCTTCAACGGCACTGTCAGCTCCTTTGAGGCAAGCTTCACGAAGCTCGTCAATGTCTTTTCCCATTGCAGCTTTTGTGATTTTGATGCCTTCTTCCTTCACCCATGCAGCAACCATGGAGGTGACGACATTGGCGAACATTGCAGCATCTTTGATGTCCTCGCCTTTGGACAGGCCCACGGTTTCAAGGGCTCGCTTGCCAGCCATCATGCTGCTGCGTTCGTCTGCGTGGAGGAACAGATTGGCTTTACAGAAGCTGAGAAGTGCTCCTTTGCCATCAAATTCGGCGGTTCCATTGGAGGCAGCAGCCCCCTCGCTTCCAACTGTTGCAGCAGGTTCTGTAGCCTTTTGCTCTTTCGCGACAGTCCGCACTTCAGGCTTCGTAGTCGTCTGTTGGAGCGGGAGCCTGGGCGATTGCTCTTTTTCATCGTCTGCTTTGGGAACGTCTTCACCCGCATAAAGCTTGAGCCCAAGGCCGGTGAAGGTGGCAATGCACTTCACGGAAGCGCGTTGGATGTTGTCGCTCACCTGACGAGCGTCCAATGCTTTCACTGCATTGTGCTTGTTGTCCATCACGGGAAACACCAGCGCGGGTGTGCGCTTGATGCCGTCTGTGAGATAGGGACGCAGCAGCCAACAGCCCTCCTGGCCAAATACGGGCCAGCCAGCTTCCTTTTCTTCAAAGGCCACATAAACAGTCGGAAATTGCTCCTTCAAATAGCGGAAAGCAAAAGGCCACGAAAGATAGGAGAGGCCCTTGTAGTTCTTCTCCACATGATCGCCAATTGGCAGTTCGTAAGCCTTGGTAAAGGCTTCTGGAGAAATTTCGAGAGGGCTGAAATGGCCAAGCATGCGCTCAGTGAGCATTGCTTCGTTGACGGCAGTAACGGGCAGAGTCATATTTTGGAAATGGGCAGGGTCGTAAAAGAGAAGAGAAGAGTTCATTCTGCCTCTTCTTTTGTCGGGAAGTCGAGGCCGGTGAACACAAGAATTGTGCCATCGTCGTCTCTCATTGCCTCCAAAGAACCAATGATCACGCCAGTGTCCTGCTCAAACATTTGCATGATGGCGGAAACGTGCTGATCAAACTCATCGAGCCTGGCGGTAAATTCTTCTAAAGTCATGCCACCTCCTTAGCGGAATCGAGCTTGTAATGGTTGTCATAGAAAATGACCACCTTCTGAGCCTTTTCCCCTTCTGTAAAGCACAAGCTTTTGCCGGGGAGTGGCCAGTCTTCTAAAAGGCGAATGTCGCTAATGCCTTCGGTGGAGGCTTCGTCGTAGCCTTCGTCAAGAGCAGTTTCTTCAAAGCAAAGAAACACTTCTGCATTATTGCCAGCTTGGTGGCGAGCTTTGTCCAGGGTGTCAATCAAGGTGCCCAGCTTCATGATTCAATCCTCGTAAAAAATGCAAGCAAAGCGAGAAGCTGGAGCGCTGGAAGCCTCGTCTTCTTCTTTGTCTAATGATTCGCCAGGAAGAGAGCCAGAGGTGCTTAAAATACGAAGCTTAATCGAGTGCATCTCCTCGGGGCTGTCCACGTCAAAGGCATAGTCTTGACTAAAAGCACCCGCTTCCATGTCGCCATATTTTTCAATGGCCTTGTCGCACAATGCGCGGAGTTTAGAGAGTTTCATGAGAAGAAAGAGAAAAGTCAGTCACTTCAGGCCACACCTCATCGGAAAGAGTGAAGCGACCCTCGGAAATGTGTTGGCAGCGCACGATGCGCTCGATGGTTTCACTTTTGGAAATGCCCGCTTCTTGCGCCAGTCGGCACAGATGCTCGTGGGCTTGGTCCGAAAGCGTAAAATGGCGACGCTTCTTGCCGCCTTCGTAAAAGCTTCTGGGCAATGGCCACTTGCGAAGGACTTCCTGACTTTAGGCCCACAATGCCCTTTTGCAAGCCTTTGGGCCATCAGCGTTGCTTATGGGCCGTGCCTTAAGGCATTAACCATTTTGCTTGCAGCTACTGGCCAGGGCTGCCATGATAGAGGGCGCTTCCCTTCTTGCCGCTGAATGGCGTTTTCCATCCTTGACCACCTTGAGCAGCTCGAACCCAGCAACGAGCCGGGCAAGTTTGTCTGTCCTGCATGCGGCGGCAATGACTTTACAGTCAACAAGAGCACTGGCGGCTACAACTGCTGGCACGACGCTTCGCCCATGCACAGGGCTGAAATCAGGGATGCCCTTGCCCCCTTGTCTCGATGGGAAAAGCCATCTCGCGAGCCCGGCCTGCATCATTTCTCTTATTACAACAATGAAGCCAAGGAAGTAGTTATTGTCCATCGCGATGATTCTTCAGGCGCAAAGCGCATTTGGCAAGATTTTCCCACAATCAAGAACGGCGAGAATCATAAAACTCAGCTTCAAGAAGTGAAGGCAAACGTGCTGCCTTTTCGTTACAAAGAAGCAATGGAGAAGAGTAATGAAACTGGCCTGCCTATTTTCATTGTTGAAGGAGAACTCACTTGCCAAGCAGTTTGGGCTCTTGACATTCCTTGCGTCACTTTCTTGGGGGGAAGCAAACAATATCGCACCAATGGAGATTATTCCGGCTTGTTCCGCAACAAGCAAGTGGTGCTTTGCCCCGACAGGGACCAGCAGGGTGTGGCCTTCATGGCAGAAGTGGCCACTGACAATCCTGGAGCGCAGTGGCTATATGCTGACCCTCGTAGCTGGGAATGGGACAATCTCCCGCCCGGCAACGGCTACGACCTGGCCGACTACATCGAAGAAGGTGCCACTAAAGACGATCTGCTTGCTTCCATTGGAGCCTGTCGCCACAAAGGGCGTGATGGCAAGCCTTCTTACGAAGAGATTGTCTCCACCATTGAAAATTTTGTTGGCCTCTATGCCAATGATGCTCGCGTGGCTTATGAGACCGTGCTGTGGATGGAACAGCATGGCTTGAAGATGAGCCAGCAAAACATTGACAGAATTATTGATGAAGCCAAAGCTCGCATTTACGGCAGGGAGGAAATTGAAACCATTGATGCTCTCACCATTGCAGGCTCCGACAAGGCTAGGGAATGGCTCATTGCAGGCATCATCCCTTTGGGAAGCGTGATGCTTCTGGCTGCCTCAGGCGGCACCGGCAAGAGCACTGTGGCTTACAACTGGGCTCTCAATGTGGCACTGGGGCAGCCATGGAGCGGTAGAAGGTGCATGAAGGGCAAGAGCCTGATCATCCAAAGCGACGAGCCTCTTGTGGACACCAGCGAGAAGTTGGGCGTGATTGGCTATGAAGATGCGGGCCTTGCTCCTGGCACCATCAGCTTCTGGGAGAACTGGCGCTTTGCCCATATGAAACAGCTTGAGGACCATGTGAGGAAGCATCGCCCTTTGTTTGTTGCCATTGACTCTCTCACTGCTTGCCTTGCTGGCATGAACGTAGATTTGATCAAGAGCAATGCTGGTGATGTGATTTACGGACTGAGAGACATTGCCAATACATATCGCTGTTCTATTCTCATTCTTCACCATTTGAACAAAAGCGGAGGCCTGCGGGATAGCACTAGTTTTGTTGACAACGTTAGTGAAGTGGTGAAGCTCACTCGCGACGAGCAAAATTACGACCCTAATCAATTCATTCTCGAATGGTTGAAAAGCAGGAGCGGTCTCACTGGCAAGCATTCGCTACAGCGTGATGCGCTTAATTATGGCTGGCGCTATACGGGGCCGATGGGTGGCAGTCTTGAGGAGCTTGACAGGGTGGTCAATGCCATCAACATGCGCAAGACAGAACGATTCACGAAGCAGCAGGCAGCCATGCTTTGTGGCAACTTTGAAACCTCCTCCACTGGTAAGATGCTCGAGGTGGCCAGGCGGCAAGGCCTGATCACTAGCAGTTTCATCAATGGTCCCAATGGAGAAAAGCAGCGTCTTTACCATGCTTGGGAGTGGGAAGAACCCCTTGACAACGACGAGCCCTTTGTTCCGTCCGCTCCCATTGTCCCTGCTGTGGCCGAAGAGCCCGCGCTCGAAGATATTTTCTGAGCTAGTGGGCGAAGCTTTCAAGCAATAAAAAGCCCTCCTTTTGGAGGGCAAAGAATCAACTGGCATCTTTCCTGAGGCTTTTCCAACGTTCTCGCTCAAGAGCCTTTTCTTCTGAGCGCTGTTTTCCATAGAGCCAGGCGCTTGTTGATTGTCCTGGCTTAGGACCATTGCGGGGGAGGCGAATGATCTTTGGTTCTTCTGGAGGAGTCATGAGAAGAAATCTTTTTCAAAGGACGATTTTCTTTCTTCGTTAGCTTTAACCACGTCGGAAGGGTGGGGAAGCTTAAGAGCAGTGCGAAGGGTGTCGCTCTCGAAGGCGAGAAGGCGCACCATGTCAGCAGTGGTGATGTTGCACTCTGGAAAGCGAGGAGCAACAATCTCCACGATTTCCAAATAGGCGCGTTTGTAGTCCATTTCTTGAGTCATTGATCCTCCAGTTCGGTGGCGATGGCGAGGAGTTTTTGGCGAATGTCATCCTGCCTGCGATTAGTTGATAGTGGAGCCACCTGATCCGCAGCAGCTCGCAGGGCAGCGGCAAGACCAAGCATGTCTTCTTCGTCAAGCGCACGGTCACGGGCTTTCCAGCAGGCTTCCAGCACCGTCTGCGTGACTGGGGAGAGGTTAGTCGTTGAGGCCATTGAGATACTCATTTTGTGAAATTGTTGGCAGTGGATCACCAAGCGCTTCAAGAGCGCAGATCATGCACCAATACCCTTCGTGACCTTCGATGGTGCTTGCAATAGTGTGTGGATGTGTTCCGTGTTTCGGGCAAATAACGCCAGGACCAGCCCACGTGTAGAGGAAATCAGTCATTGATTCCCCCAGCGAGCGAGGACAGCGTGGCAGATTTCCCATAAAGCTTCTGCACTTTCAAGGTCGTCGTTGTATTCTCCATTGCCATTTAGGTGAAACTCAAACTCCTCACAAAGTTCTGAAATGTCATCAAGCGTCGGCCCCTGCGGCTCGCGCCTAGTGTTCTGTCCAAGGAACTCCACCATCAAGCGATGGGCTTCACCAGCGTCAGCAATGAACTGGTCCCGGTAGTGGAAGCCTTCTTTTTCGAGGCGCAACACCTCTTCAGTTGATGGAGAACAGAATTTAATGCAGTTGGCGGGATGGTCAGTCATCGTAGTGTGGGTAGCAAAAGAGTTTTTCAATGCGTTCAAGCTCAATCTCAAACTGTTCAGCTATGCAAAACGGTTGACAATTATGAGCTTCGGCTAGCTCGCTTAACTGAAAACACGTTACTTCACGAAGCTTTTCAAGAATAAAACAACGTAAGGCGCGTTTATGCACTAGCTTCATTCGGGCAGCGCCTCCAGTGCGCGGCGGATGGTGTCGGTGATCTCGGGTAAGTAGTGCGCGTCGCGCTCAATGGTGCCCAGCATTTGCAAGGCAATACTGTTCAACGTTTGAGGCTTGGGGCGGCGAGCGGCGCGGAGAGCTGGCACTGCCTCGTGGACCACCCCGACGGGATCGGCCATAAGCCACTCACAGCACTTCTCCAGCTCAGTGTCGGCGCCCCATTGGGCACCAGCTTGGTAGGCGAGGTGAAGTCGCTCCAACCAGGTGAGCTTTGGCTCATCGCAAAGTTCCTGCACTAGCTCTGGCGGTGGGGTGATGTTGTTGCTGTCAGTCATCGATTTGCTCCAAGGCGCGGCGGACAACGTTGGCAACATCTGCCGACAGGCGATCATCAGCAACAGCAGTGTCGATGGCCAGCAGCGCCTGCTCCTTCAAGGACGGCGGCTTGGGGCGTCTGGCAGCGCGGAGGTCGGAGGGACCAGCCATGAAATCGCGGTCCATCAGCTCACAGCACGCCTCCAGCTCCTGGTCGGCGCCCCATTGGGCGGCCTTTTCTGAAACGTATTGCATCCACGCCACAGGATCATGAAGGTCAATTCGCTGCGCTTGCTGAGCCCATAACCGACGCAACTCAGGCGGTGGGGTGACGGGGCTTTGATGGTTGGTCATGGAAGAATCCTGCTGGCAACAAAAATCAACAAAGCGCAGACGCTCCAATAGAGCGCTGCAATAAACCAAATGTCATGAGGCATGGGCATGGCATGGCCGAGGACTTCGTCATGGTACACCAGCGTCAACCATGCTCTTTCCCATTGTGCCATTTTTTAACTGGCACACTGCCCTATTGACTTTTCAATTTATCCCTTTACCCTCGTCCGTAAGGGCGTTCCTTCGCGCATCTACGCGCCTAGGGACGCCCGCTCGACGACGCGCAGAGCTAGACCACTGGCCCTGCGGCGCTTCTTCTGGAAAGGGACGATGGAAGGGAATAGTTGGATTCTCGATAAGCGTCGTTTATTGAGAATTCTGATAAGCTCCCTTCGTTAGAGCGCGTACGAGCAGGCGAGCCCCCAGGCGAGCTTATTCATAGCGCTCTTCTCAACAATCTTCTCTTAAACTACAAAGGCTTTTTTACTGGCACAATGCCTAAGCCTCCTCTCGCTCCTGACAAGCTTCCCACGCTCGATCACCAAGGCATCACAATTGAAGCCATTCATCACCACGGCTTCTCCATGCCTGACAGGGGGCCTGCACCACGATCGCGCATGCTTTACGGGGCCCGCAACCCTGAAGATGGTGAGCGCCATTGGCGCAGCAGTTATGACGAAATTGTCTCTCTCATCAATCGCAACTTTGTCGCAAGCGGAGAGGCCTTATGACAGTATTGACACTAGCTTTCTTGGCTGTCATAATTTGCTCGATCATCATCTTGCTTAACGAGACAGGCTTATGATTTCGCAAGAAATGCTCGATCTTTTGAAAGAGCTAGAAACAATTAAAACCAATCAAAAAGCTCTTTCAGCTCGTGAAGAACAATGTAAGGCAGACATCTTCGAGCTAATGCGCGAGGAAGGTTCTGAAAGCTGCGACAGCCCTTATGGCACCATTCGCATTCAACGACGTTCCGAGAAGGACTATGGGAATGAAATAAGGAACATGGAAATTGCCCTTAAAGAAGCCCAAAAGCTGGCTGATGACATGGGAGATTTTTCCATCCTGTCAGTTAAAGAGAGCCTTGTCTTCACCCTTCCGAAAGAAGTGTTTTGACAATGAACAAAGAAGAAGTGGCTGCAATGATTGATGCTAAAATCAAAAGCCATGAAATTAGGATTGGTTTAATTAGTGGCATTATTGGCTTGCTTTGCTTTGGAAGCATTGTTGCAGCCCTTCTTTTTCTTTACTATTTAGTTGCACAATGAGCGCCCCCTTTGATCCTTCCCCATCGCTTTCTAAAGAAGAATGGAAAGAAATGAAAAGTTTGCTTCATGCCATCACTTTCTCTCCATCGTCCGTGGTGCCGCAAAAGCTTGAACGCTTTTCAGCTTTGTTCGCTAGAAGCCTAATAGGCAAAGGAAATGCGCCTTTAGAATAGAGGCCAATAAAGAACGACCATGCCTCTTCCCGAGATTTCTTTTGCTTCCAAAGAAGAGCAGTTGCAATATGCAACGAAGGTGCTCGTTGAAGCAGGATTCACGCCAGAGCAAATCGACCGCATTCGCAATAAAGTGGGACTAGGGCCTGGCAAAATCCCCTACGACAAAGATCTCACGGGACAGAGGCGCTACATGGTGCAGGAGCTGCTTGCGGCTCGCATGAGCAATAAGCAAATTGCCGAGGCCTTGCTCTTATCAAAAGAAACCGTAAGTTCCGACCGCATTCATAACCGTCAAATCTGGACTCATGAAATCTTGAAGAGCCAGGATACTTGGCGGGCACGGCTAGTCCAAGAACAAGACGAACTAAAGAACAAGGCTCTGGAATCGTTCGAGCAAAGCAAGCGCAAGAAAGTCACCACTTACAACGAAGCCAAAGACGAAACCATTGTGCGCATTGAAGAAACTGCTGGAGAGAGTGGTTTCCTGGGCGTTGCACGCAGTTGCCTGGAGCAGCAAGCCAAGCTCATCGGCCTGTTCGACATCAAGCCTCAAACGGCAGAGAAGAGCGGCTACAAGAACTTCCTTGATACGCTCACCAAGGAAGTTAAAAAGATTCGCGAAGCCGAAAACAATTCGCAAGTGAGGGCGTCTGCCATTGATGCAGAGGCTGTAGAAGCTGAGCCTGAGTTTGATGACGATGGAGAGCCAACGGGCACCAGTAGGCCGCTCTTGGCCGCGCCAGAAGACGATGAGCCCTAACATTCCCTTCCCATTGTTTCTTAAGCTTCATAGGGCTTGACAATGGCTTCGCTTGTCGTCAGGCTAGTGTTGTTGCTTTTCTTCCATGGATTTTTCGCTTGGTTCTGTTGGCGATTTCTTGCGCAAAGCGCAGGGCGCAAAGGCTAAGCAGCGGGAAGCCATCAACGAACACCTCGAGCCTTTCCTGGACGATCCCTCCACTTATGCCATGCCCCCCGCCATGGCAGCAGCCTTGGAAGATTTGTATGAGCAGTTTGGTGATGAAGCCTTGAAACAAGTGGGCATGGTGGCCATTGGTAAATGGGCCTCCACTCATCAAGAAATGCTTGAAGAGCATTTGGCTAACGATGGCTATGCAGAAGCCATGCTTACCATGAACGACTTATCAAAAATCACCACTGCCCTTCGCATTCTTGCGGACATTGGCTCGTTTGGTGGAGACGAAGACTATCGAAACGCGCTGAAGAAGCAAATCAATCAGGCAGTGCTTGAACAAATTGAAGAGAGCGGCCGTAGCGTAGAAGACATTTTCAACGGAGGGGAATCATGAGCTGGCTAGGCCCTTATAAGATTATTTTTGAGAACGGTTTGCAATTGTGCCTCTTGGCCTATAACGAAAATCAGGCTCGGCTGCTTGCTTATGAGACAGTTCCCCTTCCCATTGCTTTTGTTGTTGCTTTGCTTTGACGATGACCTCCTCAGCCCCTGCGCTAATCATGCCTCCCATGGTCACCATTTGCATTCCGCCCATCTTGAAGCAAGAAGCTGAGTATGTGGCAGCAGAAGAACCGTTGGTGCATCCCGCGTGGAAGAAGATGGCCCAGCAAGGGCGCCATTTCGTTCTGCGCACGTCTGAACTAAGCGACGTGGAGGAACTGGCCGATTGGGCATCGAGCTGGCTGGAAGAGCCTCTTGAACCATTGAACAAAGCTAAGCGGCAGGCTTTCCAAAATGTGATCGTCAGGGCAGGGAGACATGTGGTGTTGAGGCCGGTAGGCAAGGGAAGAATGCTGGCGATGGCATGGAAAACCAACGATAAGTAGCGCTAATCGCCAGAAGGCTTGACGAAGGCTCGAGAGCAGCGGCACACTAAGCAGGCGATCAATCCACTTTCCTTCCCATGGCAACCATCTACCGCGACTCGCTTGGCACTTCTGCTTTCACCAAGAGCAATGCTCTGGTGATGAACGGCAATCACCCTGTCGTTGCATGGAGCTTTCGCATTAAAGACCTTGAAGAATGGCTCATTACATTAGAAGAGACCATGCTTCACGAGGAAAATATGGCCAACCGTCTTGTGATGGAAAGGCTCTTTTTCAGCCTCAAAGGAGCCCATTCCAAGCACAAGCAACAGCACGATGAAATTCAAACTGAAGCTCCGTCCGAAGATGATCTTATGGCTTACCTTGAAGCTTATGCAGTGGCAATCAGCAGCGAACCCTACCAATACTGACAAACAGGGAGCGGCCCTGCGCAATGATGATGACTATGATGACTGGGAAGTAGGCATGGAGCCCATACCAGGAGACACTTCTTGGATCAGCGTCAATCACTAGCGCCCTTAAGGGGCGCTTTTTAATGCAAGGAGCTAAGCCTCCCACAAAGCAATAGAAAAGGGGAGCTTTCGCTCCCCCTTCCCGCTGCTTAAGCTTCCGATGCTCCATTGTCCCTCAACAAAGGGGAACAGTGCCCTACAGGCCCATGCATTGCCTTGGTGGTTCTCGCGAAGTCACCCACTGTTCTGAAGCGTCCACCCTTACGGCGTCAACGACGGAGCTTTCGCTCAGGACCAACTCAAGCTTGCAAAGCATAGCACCTTGACTGGGCCCCGGCACAAGGTCTTGACGACTTTGGTACAGTAAGGGCTGCCAGGAGGCGACTCCCTGGTCCCTGCTACTTACTTTCTTTTCCTGATGCTTTTTCGTTTTCTCTCTGCTGCTTCCGTTGCCCTTGGTGCTTTGGTACCATTTGCTGCGGAGGCTGGATCGTCGTGCGGCTCGGTTTCGCACTATGGCATTGGTGATGGCTATCACGGCCAAAGAGCCGCTGATGGCAGTCGCTTTGATGCCTACGGCCTCACAGTTGCCTCTCCATCGCTTCCTCTCGGCACCCGCTTGCGCGTGGTGAATCCAGCCAATGGGAAGTCAGTGATGGTGAGGGTGACCGACCGAGGTCCTTGGTATGGCGATCGCATTCTTGACCTTTCTTACGGTGCTTTTGCTCGCGTGGCCAATCCCTCACAAGGAGTTGCACGACTCTGCTACGCCAGGGCATGATGCCGAAGAACGAGAATCCACGAGCGCCCCGCAAGGGGCGCTTTTCTTTTGCCGGCTGGCCTTGTATTGCAAAAAGCAACAAAGGCTCAATGGGGGCGGGCTGGCTCGGTATTGTGAGCTGGTTCGCCTCTTTTCCATGCAGTCCTTCTTTGCTTTTGCTGCGCTTTCTGGCATGCTCACTGTTCTGGCCTGGTCCTATGTGACCCATCCCCAGCAGCCAGACAATCAGCAAGCCTACTCCAAATGCATAGAGCACCATCCTCAACAGTACTGTCGCTTTGAGCACTTGCCCAGCACTATTACCCATAAGCAGCGCTAATGGCCCAGGGGCTTCACAAAAGGCCTCGGACCAGCGATCATGGTCACCAAGGGCGCGAGCCCACCTTTCCCTTCCCTCCAATGGACAAAACCAGCATCATTAAGCAGTTCGTTTTCGAGGCTGGCAGCAGCATCATCAGCGTGCAGTTTGTCAAGGCTGATGGCGCCGTGCGCAAGCTTCAGTTCAACCCTCGCGACTCGCAAGAAATCAAGGGCACGGGCCATGCTCTCAAGAAGCCCTCGATCATCCGCTGCCGCGATTTCGCCATCGCCCGCAAGGAAGGGCAAGGAGCCTGGCGTTCGTTTGATTGCGAGCGCGTGACCAGCATCAAGGCCAATGGTAAGGAGCTGGTGTTCTAATCATGGCAGTTCTTGATCGCGACAACTTCTGGAGCCTATGGGCACTGTCGGACATGGCATGGACCATGCTCGACTCCAGCCCTGACAGGCAAGCCCTAGAACGACAAGCCAGAAGCCTCAAGGCCGTGTTCATCACCAAAACGTTCATGGTGGTACAGGGCACGCAGAGCCCAGGCCGTTTGTAAACAATTGTTGCGGAGGGACTGGCCAGGCCCCTCCTGCCTGTACATTACTGTCACAGGGCCGCGAGGTCCACCTTCCTTTCCTCCCATGGTCAACTACTCCCAACACAGCGGTCCCATCCGCCGCTACCTCCGCAAAGAACTGCTCCACTTCACTGATGGCACCATTGCCGAACACACCAGCAAGGAAGTAGAGCGTCTTGCCTTCCCCGAGCACGAGCCCCCCATTGTTTCAAACCTTGGCTTGTGGGTGGTGCCAGCTTCCGCTTACTACCTGCAATCCTGGAAGGACATCAACCCTGCCATTAGCAACGTCACTTTCTCCTACAAGAGCCTCTGATCATGGCAACCGTTCCTACCGTCCATCTCAACGGCACCGGCTTTACCACGCTGCGCGATGGTTACGCTGCTGCGTACGATGCCATTGACAAGGCCATTGATGCCCTGGCAAAAGCCGAGTTGAATGGTCGGGATTTCTATCCGCAAGCGCCTGGCGCCTACTACCAGGCTCGTGCTGAGCGTGACGATGCTTTTGATCAGCTTCGTGCTGTTCAGGCTTATGTGGGCGAGATGCTCGCTGGCATTTGCGACCAACGTCGTTGATTGTGACGATTTGTTAACTGGCCCTTGCTCCATTTGACTTTTGTCGGAACAAGGGCTAACTTTTGGATCAAGCGGCTCGACCCCGCTCCCTTCTCTCCAAACCCATGGCTCATCAATTTTCTTCCGGCGCTTTCTTCCACGGCCAAGCCGCTTGGCACAAGCTTGGTCACGTGGTGGATGGCACCCTCCCTGCTCGCGAAGCTTTTGCCCTTGGCGAAGCCGACTGGGAAGTCATCAGCACTCCCATCTTTGATCCCGCTGGCCAGCCCATTGAAGGCTTCCAGGCCATCACTCGTGGTGACAATGGGAAAGTGCTTTCCGTTCAGAAAGAAAGCTACACGCTCGTGCAGAACGAACAGCTCATTCGTCTGGCCGAGGCCCTGCACGAAGATGCAGAAATGAGCGCAGTGTGCGTGCTCGACGAGGGCCGTAAAGTCACCTTCACTGCCAAAATCAATGGCGCAGAAGGCGAAGTGCTCAAGGGTGATGAAATCTGTCAGTACATTGTTGGCGCCACTAGCCACGATGGTTCCATCGCCTTCCAAACCCTCTTCACTCCCGTGAGAGTGGTTTGTGCCAACACGCTCAGCGCTGCTCTTGGCCATGCCGAACACACTGGTGCCACCGGCAAAGGCAAGCGTATCAGCATTCGCCACACGATGAACGCCAATGCAATGATCGAGAGGCTTCCCGAAATCATTGACATCAAGCGCCAGCAATTTACTGCCGGGCTTGAGGAGCTGGAAGCAATGGCGGCAAAGCCCTGCACCAGTGCTCAGTTCAAGGCCTATTGCGAAGCCGTGTTTGCTGACCAACTGGCTGGCACTGTCAACGCTAAGCGCGGCGATAAGACCACTGCTCGTCCCAAGACACTGGCTGACCTGCCTCAGTAGGACAGCGTGGCCAACAAGTTTGCTGGTGACGGCATTGGCTTCGACATCAAAGGCGTGCAAGGCACCTACTGGGGCGCCTACAACGCCATCACCGAGTGGGTGACGCACGAGGCTGGTCGTGGTGATGACATCGAGGCTGCTCGCAGGCGCCTGGAAAGCCAATGGTGGGGCACTGGTGCTGCCACCATCACCAAAGCCCATGCCCTGGCTCTGGCGGCCTGATTGTAAAGATAAGCAACAGTGATCGTTTAAGGGGCTGGAAACGGCCCCTTTTTGTTTTATTGTTGTTTCAACGAGCCGAGGGGCTCTCCACCGATTTCCAGCCATGCAAACCATCGTTCTCTTCCGCCTTTTCGAGCAAACCCCTGATGGAGCCATTCGCCAGTGCGGCTTCACCGGCCCCGATCGTGAAGAAGCCCTGCTCTGGCAGCAAGAAATGCAACAGTGCTTCCCCGCCAATCGCCACTGGATACGACCGGTGTTCAACCATGCAAGTGCCTAACCACCAGCACAACAGCGGCAAGCCTCCCAAGCGGAGGCTCAAGCCACAAGCCCTAAGGGCCGCCAGAGCCCGCAGACAAGCCCTTCTCAACCAGCTCCATCATGCAAGACGCAATCAACATCCTGGCCATCAGCAACAAAGGCCGTAGCCGCATTGGCACCACTATCACTACTGCCATTGTTGAGCAAGATCACCACGACAAGCTTTTCATTGTGCTGCCGCAGCATAATCAATGTCGATGGATAAAGAAAACAAACGATCCTGATTTTCGCATTATTGAGGACTGATCATGACCGCCCTTTCCATTGTTTGGCTGTTCAAAGACGATCAAGGTTATGAAGACTATGCTCAGTCTGAAGAAGAGCGTGATCAGCTCCATTTGATTTACAAAGAAGCTGGCACCAATTATTCCGTCACTGAACTCATCAGAGGAGAAGATCAATGATCACCATTCGCAACTATTCTGACAACGGCCCTTATTTTCCTCCCACGCAAGGCATCTATCAGGCCAGCTCTCTCAAAGAACTCCTTTTCCATGTGAGACTGTGCATAGAAGACGGAGACTATCAAATAGGAGTGTTTGATGACAATGGAGAATGTAAAGGCTTCTGGGTGGATGAAGCAGAGCCTATTGATGATGGAGAGGGCTGTATGGTGCTTGGTCCTAAGTGCTACGTGCTCTACAGGCCTGGCAGCATCGGCAAAGGATTGTGGAACCTTCACCTCGCCAAATTCAAGAGGGCTTGATCGTGATTCTCATTGATTATTTTTCTGAGGCCTGCTGCAAGGGCACAGAACTCGTTGAAGGCTGGTATTGGTATGAAGACGATGGGGATGAAGTGGGAGGGCCGTATGACAACGAAGAAGCCGCTATTGAAGCGGCTCAGAAGCAGGAAGACTGGTGAGGCTGGTGAGGTCCGGCTATGGTTTTAAAAGATCCGGCTGCGAGCCTAAAAGACCCGGCTCGCAGTCTAAAAGGGTCCGGCTCGCTCGGTATCTAGGGTCCGGCTCGCTTGGTATCTATTGCAATTGCGACGCATTCTCAATTGCTTTTATGCGCATAACCGCATAATAGTACAAATGTACTATTATAAGCAAATCTTATCATTCCGGCCTGATCTATCAGCATTGCTTATCATATAAGGGATTGTGAACAATACGGTTCCCCGGTCGGGAATGTGCGCTTTTATTGTCCGGTTCCCTAGTGGGGAATAGGGGATTCTGGCCAGTCGATTCCCCGGTTCGCCGATCGGAAATAGCGCGTTACAGAATGTGACAATCGCGCTCAGTCTCGCCCGTCTCGCGCTATGGGCGGCGGTGTTGCGCAGTGTGACAATGGCGGTTGACAGTGTGGGGGGATGCATGGTATCCGCGCGGGCGCGATTTCTTTCTTTCCCCTTATGGTCGCCGCCCCGTAGGCTCCTGGACAATCGGCCAAACCACAAAACCGCCACACCGTCCAGGACCTTGGGACACTTGCGCAAGTGTCCCAAGGTCCTG